CAGATTCAGCTAGGATATGAGGTGCCCAAAGGCGGTTTACCGCTAGAGAATGTGCTTAAGGCACAAGCAGAAAGCGGAGAGAAGAGCTCACCCCTGATTAACTTCGGGGTGGGAAAATAATCCGAGCACTCTTTACTGTCAACCCCTTCCCAATGGGGTGCTCGGTACTTCCGCGCAACATAATGTCCAAATCTGATGAATGGCGAAGATTACATATGCTGTGTGAAGTACTGGTATCCTACCACATCAAGTTCTTAAAACAACCCGCGAACATGCAGGAGTTTGAGAATCTGGCAGTAAAATTGCGCACTGCGGGAAGGGGGGATACTGAATTAAAATTTCACAAGGATGTGTTGGAAACGTTAATGCGACCGAGCTACAGTGAATGGGATAAGTCATATCGAAATTCAAGCATAATGGCAGATTACGCTCACAAAATGGGCAAGACAATTGAGGCAGTCATGGCAAAGAAACAAGTTTACATTAACACCGGTGCCAAACGTCATTATAGTGACCGTCAAAAATCTGTCTATTTAGACCGTAAATGCACAGACACGCGCCTGATGATGGTGACAAGAACTTTGATAACCAGAGTTTGCCAACTACGATACATTGGAGATGATTGTAAGATGGTTTTAACGCTGTATCTAGCTTACATGGATGAAAAGTACAAAAGGATCGATCTGATAGAGCTTATCGAGGCAGTGATCTTGACGAATGATAAAGTAACATTGACTTATGTGGGCGAAATGGGGTCGACATTCGGATCATTACTACGATTCATGGGTACATGCGAGGCACTGAGTCTGGGAATTGAGGAGGTGACGGATCTGGAATACCTTGGTGATCTTGCAGGTCGGGGGGATTACGAATATGATTTGATGGGTGAGTTGCTCACAAGAGTGACGGAACCACCAAATCGTATGGAGTTCGATGATGCTGGACAGCTGTGGATCCAAGAAAATGTGGCTGACGCGGATGAACTAAGGACCGCAGTTGAAGTGACGGAGGATTTCATGTTGGCGAGAGAAGTTAATTTGGAGAAAGCTCCAAGACCAACAAGTTCATGGGACGAATTCTGGTTGTCTAGAGGTAAGTGGATTGCGACTGGCTCAGCCCCAGGTTTCAAAATAATGCGCAGAAACCAGTTGACCGGTGTTTTAGATCGATTGAGTGTGAACAAACGTATGGCCATGGAACGGATTAATGAGGCTTACGTGCGTGACGCGATGCACAACTGGAGATCAGCGGTGGCTTGGGCACGACTTGCTTGGAAATTCGAGAACAGGAAGAAACGGTCCTTGTGGGTGTCAGCACCATTACACTACATGATAAGCAGTCG